TGGTCGATAAATTCTCGTATGCTCATGCCCATGATAACGCAAACAGTAATTTTGTATCTTCGTCTACATGCTCGTTGAGTTCAATAAGAAATTCCGGCAGTTCTGCCAAGTCGTCAGAATAATACTTTACCCAGCATTGCCATCCCTCCCCTCTTATTACAGTACCAACCGGTCCGGCCTGTTGTGGTCCTACATTTGCCATCAGCCACTGTACAGCACCACGAGCACGGACAGCATCTTGTAATTTAATTTTCACGTTTTATTGTCAGTTCGTCAAACTTGAGTATTTCGTTGAATTTAGGTCCCATGATCATTTGGGTCTCGTTGATCACAAAGATATGTTGGGGGAAACGCTGCTCCAGCACAGCAACAATTTGGTCATGGTCACGTCCCTGTGCCAAAAATGTACCGTCGTCGTTGTCGTACCAATATATGATGTCGTTGATGACTTCTTGTTTGACTATATGCACACGTTGTTCCAGTTGTGCAATCTCTTGTTCTTCGCGATCTCGACGAGCCTGTAGAACAGGCAACACGAGCCAGCGCAGTATCATGCGTCCTGCAACAACACCTACTAGAAACCAACCAATGGTACTTAAAATGTTTTCTAAAATATCCATGCTGCTTCCTACAGTGATTGAATGTGTTGGATGACTTCTTGTGCTTGGCTGAGATCTTCCAAGGGAGCCGAATCAAAATACTCAAACATGATCATCTGCAGCATGACATGTGCAACAGGCCGTACAGTAGTATCCAGTGTGGCGAACCACTCTGCAATTTCTTCTGTTGATTCCAAATTCCAAATTATTTCACAAAGTTCTCGTTGCAGAGGTGTGAGTCCAGTTAGAGATATCATGCGTTTTCCTTTTGTTGTCTGCGATATTCGTGTTTGAGCCAGTATTTAAATCGTTGAAAATATTCTGTCCGGGAAAAGCAAGACTCAAGAAATTGCTCGCGTTCTTCGCAGTTGGCCTGCCATACCTGTTCTACCCATTGTCGAAATTGCATTGTCTTCACCATGTATATATTGTGGATGATATACTGCATTCATAACTATATTATATTAGAAACCGTGTTTACAGTCAACAAAAATTAATGTGGGATTTTTGCAACAAAAAAAGGACATCTATGGATCATTACAATCAAGTACTGCAGCAACCCTGGCAAGATCTAGGATATGAAGTAGTTTATCAACCCTGTTGTTATCGACAAGCATTTGATGTAGCAACACAGAATTGGCCTATCCAGTTTCCAGAAGTAGAATGGACTGATCGGACCCGTGTGATCATGCACTGTCAGGATTTTCTCACAATGGATGGCAATCGGTCTCGTGAAATAGAAAAAATTCAACAGCATTTTGGTAGTCGCAGCAACCAAGTTGCGGTGGTGCACTGGAATATCGACATTGGAAAAATACACAACACTCCGTTAAATTTGGTATATTTCCCCACACACAGTTATGAATTCTTACAACGTGTTGCTGCCATACAAGACCAATGGCAACCAGGATTGACCGTAACCCGCACTCATGCATGGCAGTGCTTGAACGGAGTTTCCAGACCTCATCGCCGCCAGGTAGTAAGTGCATTGAGAACACTGCCCAACGGCGTTATCAGTTTTGCCAACGATATTCCATTGCCCGAGTGGGATTACAGTTCTTATCGCGGTACCGAAAACGAAGATAATTTTGTAAGATTAAACTATGTCTACGGTGATTGCGATATCAATGTTGTGACTGAAACCATATATGATTATGCTCCCGGGATCATCAGCGAAAAAACCATTATGGCTTGGCTAGCACTTCAGGTGCCATTGGTAATTGGGTATCAAGGTATTGTTGAACATTGTGAAAATCTGGGATTTGACATGTTTCGCGACATAGTGGACTGTGCCTACGACCAGATGGATAACGAAAGTCGCTTGACACAGGCTTTTAAACTGAACTGGGATCTGTTGAACAACGGCATTGATCGAAACAATATAATGGATCGATTGCTGGCCAATCAGCAACATGCACTAGTAACTTGGCCGACACAGCTGATTAAAAATTATAATCAGCAAGTTATCGAACTACAGAGCCGTTGAGCCATGCTGTGAGGTCACCGTACATGGTGGCCATCATGGCTTCGCGACTGCTGAAAAATATAATTTGTTTACCGCGTTTATCTAAGTAGAATGGAAATGCGATTTTGCGATCCATATCCAATAGAACACGTTTGGTTATGGCCTTGAGATCAATCGGCAGTTTCCAATGCTCTAATTCTAGAGTGTTTGACAATACACGAAATCCTTCGTCGGTAAGTCTGAATCCACCGGAGTCTCTGATGTTGATATACCAGTCAAACAAGGCCTGCTCTAATGTAGGAGATTTGCTGTTGGGCCAGTTAAGTCGTAGGTGTTCTGTGAGATCACGCTTGCTTATCATTGGGAAAAACCTGTTGCCCTTGCGTCAACAACACCACTGAAAATTTGTCAGTTTTAAATTGCACGTTCAATTTTTTAGCCAAGTTGACAGCATGTCCTTGATTGCTAAAGGATACCTTTTTATACTTGGGACCGGGATATTGAACCAATAAATTGGATGTCTTGAGATTGATCGGCTTGCCATCAAAAAACACCGCCCAGATACCTTGTGCTGCCAGCACCTGTTCGGTCTTGTATGTGTTACGATCGGTAATCTCTACCAGTACGTTGGGTTTTGGACGACTCATTCATTAAACTCCTACATTTATTTATGATTATGTAGGTGCTTTAAAACGAGCCTCCATCAAGTTCTAATTTTACTGGTTCAATTTCTGCCGGCTGTTCTTGGAGCAGATGCAGAGCTAAAAGTAATTTTGTAATGTCTGCATGTAGATCTTTGGCGTCGCCTAAACTCATAGTAAAGTCTTTTTGACCACGTGCATCAGCTGCTTTAACTCTATCAACGAAACGATTTATGTGTAAACTCATTATTCGTTCCCACAGATATCTCTTGACGTTGCTGTTCTCTTAAGTTCCATATAAGGAGCAATGTCATTATCGAATAACTGTGCCATTTGTTTCCACAGTTGCTCTCGTTCCTGCTGATACATTCCAGATGACATAAAATAAGTTAATTCGCTGACATGATGTTTGTATTCAGGATCTTTAATTATACCGTAGTCATGTCGCCAGGTATAACACATGCTGGTGATAATTTCGTCTCTTGATTTCATAACCTATTCCTGATTAATGTATTTGGATAATTCTGGTGGACGCCAGCCCACAGGTTTTAATACCTTGCCATCTTCACGCTTGCGCACCCGTCCGGTCAAGGAATCAATTTTGGCAAAGTTTGTGCTCATGACTTCTTTCCAAGCGCCTTCGCCGTCGACTCCCAGGCTCTGCACCGCACCAACTGTGACAACAAGAATATCTATCAAGGCATCCAACTGTTCAACACGATCGTTGTTGTCGACTGCGGTTTGCAGTTCTTCGACTTCTTCTTGTATCAATTTAAGATACAAGTCAAACTGATCTTGATTGCGATTGCCTACTGTTTGTCCGCAGGCATTCATAAATTTTGCTTGATCTCTAAACGGGTTGGTCATTGGCCTGTTCCTCTGTGTAAAATGGACCGTGATAGGGATATCGTTGTAATGTAATCAATTTGGGACAAAAAACAATTTCCCATTCTCGCCCTTGTTTGAGTTGATACCACCCGGCAGCATACCAACTTTTGGATCTGGCTTCTTTGGTCCATAGCGGTACCTGGTGCTTGACATCATAGATGGCATTAAACGCTCGACTACTAGTACTGTACCCGTGTACAGAGTTAGAAGATACCCGGGGTTTTTTGTTGGAAACAGTTTCAAAATCAATGGCTACTTTTTGTTTAATTGTGTTTATACTTTTAAAGCTTTGTACCTGGTTGTTGATTTTTACTGAAAAGCCGCTGGGCCCTGCTTCAATGTTGCCAATTTTTTGATTGTCCTGCTGAAGAATCCAATATTGATTAGGTACCACTGTTTTTGCTACGATCATCGAGAACTCCTTGATATGTTTGATTCAACCAGCGAGCGTATTGCTCAGCTGATTCACTGGCCTTGACCAGATCATATTTGCCACAAAATTTCATAAATCTAATTCCCACTTGCCCTACATCCTTGTGACTGATTTGAGAACAAATACTTTCGTCAACCTGCTGCTTGATTTCTGCAGGCTGTGCATTTAAATCAATCAACAGACGATTGCGTTCATAATCATCCAACACACGATGTTCTACTCCGTTGTGATCACTCCATCGTTGCAGCATCAAATTGTTCCAAGCATAGCCTTGTCGACCACGATCTTCAAATGCTTCAGTTAAGCCTATTTTGTTTTTGGTTCCCTTGACACGCACACCGGGATAAGCACTAAACACATTGTCACTGGTATCGCCACGCATGCATTTTTCAAACAACAACCATTCTGGGTCGGGTACTACTTTGGGTAGCTTGGTTTTTTTATCTACTACAGGACGGCCCTTGGCATCAAAAATCCCTTGGATGGTCAGTAATTCGTCAGTGATACCGTTGTATTGATTTACATTCTCTGAGAGAAGTTGTACAAAGTCAGTGTCGCTTGAAATGATTACATGATGATCTTGGGGGTGTAGTGCAATCCAACGTGCTATGATATCGTCAGCTTCGGCATTTTCATTTCTGAGTACTGAACAGTTTGTGCTGTCAGCCAAGTATTTAGTCAAGTTATCGAAGGTTTCCCAAAACAGCTTGTCTTCGTCCTGTTCCTTTGGACTTTGTGCAGCACGAG